ATGAAGACGAAGGACCGCCTAGCGATCGAACTCCGGAAAGTGGCCGCCATCGCGTCGGCTGAGAAAGCGGCCAAATATGAGGCATTCGCGAAGCGCGCCGAAACTGGCGAGTTCGATGACTATGCAGATACCTATGCCTGCCCGATCACCCAACTCTATACCGAGTTGATGGCGGCTGGGTTCAACAAATTCGCCGGCCGAGTAGCTATTGGCGAGTTCGACGCGACGGCGGAAGAAAGCGACGAATGGGCTCGCAGCCCGTCCGGCCAAGCCGCCGCAAGCCAACTATCGCCCGAGATGCGCAAGGTTCTCGGCCTTGATTTGCTGAACTAGGAGAGCGCTATGAACAACGAAACTATGAGCTACGGGTACATCCACACGCCGACACTTGGCGAACGCTTCTGGAGGGCGCTCGGCTTTCGCTATCACCTCGGGGAAGACCCGGAAGATGTTGACACCTTGCAGGGATGGACGCGCACCGACACGCGGCTGCACTTTCACTGGACGGATCGGTTCCGGCTTCTGCTGACCGGGCGCCTGATGGTCTCGACCATTTCGCATTATGACGCGCCGTCGCCGACCGTGATCAAGAACCGCACCGACTGGCAAATCCGCGCGCCGGGAGAGTGAGATGGAGATTGGTCGCATCCAAGGCTGCACCCGCGTCATAGGCCGCTCCCAAGGCTACTATGGCCTGCCGCTGCGCGATATCGTCATCAACGATACTGTGACCGGCCCAGAGACGCCAGCCATGGAAACTGCATGGCTACCGACGCCGGAAGAATTGGCCGCGCTCAATGCCGGCGCGCCGATCATCCTTCGCGTTTGCGGCACAGGCCATCCGCCGGTCATGATCTACACCGGCGACGTGCCAGCCTAACCCCTGAGAGGAACGAAACATGAGCGGGACGATCGAGAGAATTGCAAAATCGCTTTACGAAGCGCGCAACGGTCCCGGCTGCTACCCATGGGGCAATCGGCCAAAGGCGCATAAAGACGAGTATCGCGCAGATGCTCGGGCCGCATTGAGGACTATTCGCGAACCCGGCATCGAAATCCGCAAGATCACGACCTTCGAATTCGCCGAAGTCGAATGGCCAAAGCTCATCGACGCAGCCCTTGCCACACCAGGAGAGGGATGAAGGATGACGAAAGCAGGCGAAAGGCTTCTTGAAGGTGCCCGCGAAGCATTGGCGATAGCCAAGGGCGAGCAGGCGGCGGCATCGGTTATGGTCAGTGGCCATACCTATCTTCCGAAGGAAATGGTCATGGCCGAGTTGCGCGGCGTGCAGACCAAGACTGTCAATCTCTGCATCGATTGCATCGAAAGCCTAAAGGCCGACAGTCAGGGGCTGACCTTGGACGACGACACGATCAATGCTTGCGCTACAATCCTGCGTAATATGCTGGCGATGGCGAAGCCCTAAAGAGGCTCCGCAATCTCCCCTATCTCGCCGCCATCGGTCTTGTCTTCATGGGGCTGTATTACGGGATTAAGCTGGTTTGGTGAGGCGGATTTCTGGTTTCAGCACCACCCTCAAAGCCTTGCAAATCAAGGGGTTGAGAGTTGATTTTCTCTATCTCGTCACCACCTAAAATGCTACTGTTTCCCATGGAGAAAGCAATGTCTGAGATGAGCGAAAGGGTCGCAAAGGCGATCTATCACGCAACGCCACGCAATAAGCCGTACGATCGGCTTGCCCCGGTTGATACCCGGCATTGGGAGAAGCGAGCGCAGGCAGCCCTACAGGCCCTGCTGGGCCCGACAGAACACATGCTTACTGTCGGGGCTTGCTATGAAGACCAGGATCGCCAGCTCGTTTCCGAAGGCGAGGAAGCGCGCGACATCTGGAACAACATGGTTCTGGCAGCGCTCAAATGAGCGACCTCGACACCTTTTTCGGCTGGGCAACGCTTGCCGCGTTCGCTGTTACTGTCGTTGGCTGTTGGTGGTACACTCGCGATGAGTGATACGGCCCTATCAATCTATGACTTTGCCTTGATCGCGGTCTTCCCTGTTGCCGGCGCGGGCCTGATTTATGGGATGGTGAAAATGGACTACTGGCTTGCGCAATTCGCTGCCGGGTCGATGATCCTTGCGGCGGCGATGCTGTTCTAGCATGGCCTTGACACCCGCTCGCGTGGTCACCGCCTTCCCTACTCCACCACCTCAATCCGAGCCTTTACATCCTCATCCGCTATAAGCGAAGCATGTAGCGCTTTCGCTTCTTCCTCATCTCTGGTGGATAAAAGACCTCGCCATGCCAATCGTCCGTCTCCAAGACGCTCCAGCACTGAAACAACATAGAGGGGTCCGTCGTTCATAGTCTCGGATATAGAGCTTTGAACGGAGCAGGGAAGATGAAGAGCGAAACCAGCGAATGCCGGGCCGCCCTGACGCTGATCCGCCGCACCATCGAGGAACACTGCCCTCCGGGCGTGCTGCCCAGCGAAGAGATGGTCAACGGGCTTTACGGGCCAGAGTTGATGGACGAGGCGGAAGCGATCTCGGCGGCCATTGTCGCCACGGTGGAGCGGTTGCAGTTGTCGGTGGTGAAGCCGCCGGCACCGAGTATCAAGCCGTAGGGGCGCACTGTACGTAGGGCGCGGCTGGTATATAATGCGGGTTGAGACTCCCCCATCGAGGAAACAATTCAGTTGGCCGCACTAACACACTCCCGCATGAAGATCCCGCCAACGAGCTTCCAGCCGGTCGACACGCCGCCAACGGTCACGTTCTATTGGCACGGTCGATGCATCATTCGAGCTAGGCAGGATAGCTGCCTAGGGCGATTCGTGGCTCTGTTTGTCCGCACACCTTGATCAGGGTCGAAAGCTTGTTGGCTGCGTCTTTCCGCCCAAATTCTTGACATCCTGGGCCACGACGCGGACATCTGCCTTCACGTCCGCAACGTTCTGGGTCAGCGTATCGAGCTTGGCGCCTATCAGCTCCAGCATCCGGTCAATGCGGGCATCCTGTGCGTCGTCCCGCTTGTCGTTCTGGTCTAGACGAAGCGAGACCGTATCGAGAGGCTTTAGCTGATTCTGAATGTCGTCAAAGTTTCGATCCGAGAGGACAGACCGGGCTTGTCGAGCCGCCGATTCACTGTCGACCTTCACCGACAGCGTGGCAAGATCCGCCTTCGAGGCGGCGTTGGCGATATCACTGGTGAACTTGTAATACAGCCCGCCCCCGACGAACGCCTGCCCCATGAGGATCACGACGAAGCCTATTAGTTGGGCTTGCGATATCGGCCTTTTGTCCACCCTGATCGACAGCATTGCCTCATCCTCACTGCTCATGCCCCGGTGCCCTTTTATGCGCTGCTATTGCTTGCAGAAGGCATCGCGCCTCGCATTCAACGCGCGGTTGCCGTCAATCGTTGCTGAGGTGTCGCCTTTTGCCGAGTAGGTAGCTGGCGTCCAGATGAGGCACACCTCCTTACCGGTCCCGGTTGTTTTTGTCGTCTGACAAGCTGCCAGCAGGGCGAGCATTGGCAGCGTCAGAGATATCCTGAATATGCTTCGCATAGGAATCGGCCTCCTTGGCCTTGTCGGCGTTGGCTTGTGCTTTGGCGCCCGAAAGACGGCCGTGGATCCATGCGCCGCCGGCCGTGACGATTGCTGCTCCGATGGCGATGACGGTGGGATTGCTGAGGAACCAGGCCAGGAGCGCGGTCATGTCATCCACCATCCATTGACTGCGCCGACGAACCAGACGCCTGCTATAGCGGCCACGACGCCGAACCCAACGCCCATGGCCAGCAGGACATCGCCAACTGTGATAGCGTGATCCATCTTACTTCTCCTCTGCCGGCGGCGGTGGCGCGACCATGCCGGCCGGACCATCGCGAACCGCGTTGATGATGATCTTCAGCAGCGCCAGGCTGCCGCTGATCTGGAGCGCCGCATGGTCGCTGACCCCGAATGCAGTCCAGTCGAAGCCGACGAGCGCACCGGACGTGATGACCACGATCAGGATATTGATGAGGTTGTGCAGTGCGTTTGTGTTGAGGAATTTCATTGTAACAGGCTCCCGATGAATGAAGTGACGTGATGCCAGAAGCCAGCCAGGGCCATGGCGATGATGGCGATAACCGTCGCGGCCGGCGCAAGCTTGCTGGGTGGCTTCGGTAGAGGCTGGGGGACGCGCTCAGCAGCCGGCGCGGGTTGCGGAGCCGGGATAGGCTTGGCGGGCGCTGGTGGGGCTGCTTGTGGCGCAGCAACGCCATATCCATCAGCAATGAGCAGAGCGTCGTACTGCACGGCATAGCCGGCGATCAGGTCCGCGTCGTCTGTGCCGTTGATAATCCGGCGAGCGTTCTTGAAATCGGACTTGGCCAACGTGATGTAGTCAGCCAGTTTCTTGCCGGTAAACCAGCCTTCGACCATGCCAAGGACGATGATCTGCGCGGCATTCGAGGAGAGCAGCGCAAGGTCTGGTTGGCGAAGAAGGTCGATTGCCAGTTCGCGTCCGGCCCGGGCATAGTTGGTTCGGCCCGTAAGCTGGACATATCCCCTACCCCGGAACAGGTAGCCATCGCCTTTAACAGCGTTCCCGAGCGTCTTGCCGATCTTGGTGCCGGGCTCGTATTTGTTGAAATAGGCCCTAGCGCCGCGCTCATAGATCGGCTTCATGGTGTGAGCGGTCTCATGGTAGGCGGTAGCCAGGACGTACGCCGTCTGGTTTCGCAGAAGGCCATCCGCACTGCACGCGCCTATGATAAGCCGGGTGTCGCCCGTCTTCAGGTCCATGGGAATTCCTTTGCGATGAGATTTGCAGTCGAACTGGTCAAAGACGGCATCACCCTGAAGCGCACCGAGGCTCAGGGCAGCGATCTGGAAGCCGCCAAGGTATGGGGACCGGTGACAGCCCCGAATGGCCCGGAGCCTATCGATGGCGAGTGGATACGGGTGACGCACCTTGCCAGCGGCAGGACGAGTTGGTTTAGGGCCGGTTAGGCCTACACCTTGTAGCTGCCGGAGATGCGGAGGGTCGTCGTATTGGTGATATCGACATCAGTCATGATGGTCATAGCGCCCGTTACCATCTTGCGCGGGTTGATCGTGGTACCGCTCGCACTGATGATCGCAGAAAGCACAGTGTCACCAACGCCGGCAGTCACATTCGTCGCGTAGACGTTAACCGCCGCCCCGTTGTTGGCGTTCTTGGCATAGGGTAACGTCCCAACAAGAATCTGACCAACTGACGATCCTTTCGCGCTAAGTGTGAACTCAATCGCGAACGTGACCACATCGCCCAGGCGGGTAAATTCACCTTTCTGGCTCGTGAACGTCATGCCCACGGCAGCGCCTCCCAGCGTCAGAGTCGGTACGAAAGTCCCTTCCTCATACCAATCAAGCGTCTTGCTGTCCGCGACGGCATAGTTGGCGATTTGCAGCGGAGGAACGCGGTTATAGGGCGCTTCCGAAGCGATCAAACCGGTGTAGCCGGAGCCGACATATTCGAAGAAAAGTTCCGCGCTATTGATGATCTGCGGCAGCGTGAACGTGTCGACGCCGGTCAAAATCATCTTGTTTTGCCTGGAATACTGCCCATCGGCATAGATAGCCGGGGTACCGCTGGCTACGTAAGGGTGGAAGAGATTGAAGACGCACCCCATGACAGTCTTGCTGGATACGGCATTGCCGTCGAGGTAAAGCGCCGCGCCTGTGCCACCAGTCAATCGGCTTGTTGCGCAGCGTGTGAACGTGCTTGTGTCGACCGACGAAAGCTGAAAGGCGTTCCCGTTCGTGTGGGTGACATGAATATTATCAAAGGTGCAATTAGTCGTGTTCTGCCCGCCGCTCGTACCCAAGCTGTCGTTGTAGATGCCCATCGCCGAAACCGATGTTGCAATGGTGATGTTGCGGAACGAACAGTTGTGGATGCAGTTGACCGGCGTGAAGCCGTTGGCGTTCGATGTCAGCCGCAGGCCGGCAACCAGGCTGTTGTTGCGCACCTTGTGGATTTTGATGTTCTCGACTTGCGCATTGTCGATGGCGCGCATCACGATCCCCGAGTTCGCGAGGTCGTTGCAATCTAGTTGCAGATTGAGCAGCGCGCCGCCGTACATATCGACGCCAGCGGTCTCGCTTCCGAAGTGGATCATGTCGCCCCCAAGCGCGCCGATCCACTTCAAAGCCGCACCGGCGACGGATGCCGCGTTGAACACACCACCAGGACGGCCGGGAGGGCCGAACAGCGACTTGCCGGTAGCAGTGGTATTGATCGTGCTCCCGACCGCATATACCTTGTTTTCAAGCAAGACCGGCCCGATGACGGTAAGCCCTGCATTGATCGCGGCGGCGTCGTCTGTCGTTCCGTCGCCGGTCGCGCCCCAAAAACGTGCCATGGCCGACCCTTCATAGGAGCGCACCCAGGCGCCGGAAGACGAGGCGATCGCGGTCGCCTTGACATAAACACCCTCGAGCGTGTCGGCGCTGACCTGGGTCGAAAAATTTCCAGAGGTCCAGTTAAACCGACCCTGCCTGTTCGCTTCGGTCAGGATCGCAACGGTATCTTTGGTGGTGTCAAGCGCCTTCATCGCGGTTCGTGTGGCGACATAGGTTGGAACGACAAGGTTCAGACGGGCGGCATCGGCTGCGGATGCGCCCGTGCCGCCGTCTGCAATAGCGACATCGGTTCCGCCTGGGGCGTATGGAGTGATGGTGGCGCCATTGATCCGGTAGAACAGGCCGGCAGTAGTCGTCCACATGTCGCCATTGGTCGGCGATGACGGCGCTACACCGTGGGGCATGCGGATGGAGGCGGCTGTGGTCGAACTGGTTTTGAAGGTCTGGACAAGCGTCCACTGTGAAGCGTTGTCGAGAGATGCCAAAGCTTTGGTGACGCCATTGACCCGAGCGTAGATACCGAATGCCGACGTGGACCACATATCCCCATCAACCGGAGATGTCGGCGCAACACCATGCGGGATGTTCAATCCAGCCCCGGCGACTGCTGCCGTGGCGATCGTGTTCAGCTTGCCCGTCATTGTGCCGCCAGCGAGAGGCAGTAGCCCAGTCGCGGAAACTATGGGGTTGGCAGGGTCGGCACTATTAACAGATATGTAGGTGCTCCCCGCCACTGCTTGCACGACGCCGGGGAGGCCGTCATCCCCGTCCGTACCCGGGGAGCCTTGCAGGCCTTGAGGAATCTCAAAATCCAGCACAACGGTGCTTGGCGTGCCGACATTGGTAACCGTGGCCGGGCTTCCTGCTGGAAGCGTGACGACATCGCCAACCGCAACAGTTGCATTGAGCGGGATCAGCGCCGGGACAACCCGGATGCGGATCTTCGGAGCGGTCTGAACACGAATGCGGATCGAGGGGACTATCGCCATTCGAATTCACCGTCGATGTAAGCGTGAGTGCCGGTCATAAGCGTGACCGTGCCCCCGGCAGTCGTCATCCGGCAGGCGTAGCTGTAGGTGTTGCCAGGGCAGAGCGCGCCCATCTGAGTGTAGGTGAAACGCCACTGGCACTTGCCGACCTCCGGAATCTCGATAGACCCATCAGCAGTAGTGGCGCTCAGCAGGACGCAGTTGCTTTTGTCCTGAAGCTGCATTTCGACCAATGCAGTCTCGTCAAGCTCGGAAAGCGGCTGGTTGGTTTCGGCATTGATAGCTTCGATAAGAAGCGTCCAATCCGACCCCGAGGGCGAGGAAGTGTTGACCTGATACATCGTCGCCTCAAAGCTTGATGAAGAACTGGACTTGCGCGAAGGGCGGCATGTTGTTGTGTGCGGTCCCAGAACCGGCCGTCGCCACTTTGCCTGTCAGATTGTGCGTGTGGGGGCTGCCGTCGCCGCCAATCTGCTCCGTGATGGCGCTGGACGGCGTGCCCGTGAAAGCGGCGCGGTTCGTCTGGCTGTTGCCGCCAAGAACTATACCGCCACTGCCGCTCAGCCAGTCGCTACCGCCTTGCGATGTGCGATAAGCGTGGCCGTGGGTGCTGCCAGTCGAGCCGACAGCCAGCGTCCCCAGGTCGTGATCATGGGACGGAAGTTCTGCAGTGAGCAGCGTATGCTTGCTTTCGCCGCCGACCGCTCCGACAACGTTCGAATTGCCGCCGGTCGTGTCGGCATCAAGAACACGGTTCGCATCTGCGCCCCCCATCCCGTCCAGACCAAACAGGGCGCGGCCACGAAGGTCGGGGAGCGCGATGGTCTTGGAAGCAGCGTAATCGCCAACCGCCGTAGCGCCGCGGCCGCCGGAGACGGCCAAGTTTGCATCTTCCGTCCATAGGAATTGGAACAGCGCGCTTGTGTCGGCGTTGGCGCGCTCCGTTGCGCCGGAAGTAGCGTTGCCGACCGTTCGCCCATTGCATCGGACGAAGCCAGTTGGCACGGTGGCACGCCAGGCCGTCTTGATGTCGCCAGTGTTGAACAGGTACTGAACGTCGGTGCCGCCGCTGGGCGGGTCAGGGACAACGGTCGTGGGGGCTGAGATGTTGTCGATGTCCCGCAGAGTTGAGCCGTCAGCGGTCTCGATGCGAAGGTGGTAATCGATCTGTTCCGGGAGAAAGACAGGCGGAAACTCGCCGCCCGAATCCGCAACAACTGGATGATCGTTCGGGATCGACAGCCCTGCATCGGTGTACGTAACCAGCGGCGTCAGTGTGCCGGCATCGTAGAAATATGCCTTGAGGCCCGAATAGGGCGTGCCGGTCGGATCGATCCACGGCGCAAGACCAGGGTCCCACAAGATTGCCATTTTGCTGTTTCTCCAAGGGGAATGAGGCCCGGCGCTCTCGCGCTATGCTTCCGGGTGTGCTATGCACGCCAAGTTTTAGGAGGAGGATTCCATGGGTTACGAGGACAACGACCGCGAGAAACTTGACATCCGCAAGTTCACGCTACTCGATTGCCTGGGTGTTGCCTTCGGCGCTATCGGCTTGTCTCTGTTTTGCTACTATGGCCTCTGGACCTAGGCAGCATCTTCAAAAGACCGATGTTGAGTGCTATATGCCGGAGATGAGCGAAACGATCTTTTGGCAGGTGCTAGCTGCCGTATTGGGTGCCAACCTTCTGACCGTCTGCTTTGTCTGGGGTGTGTTTTCGTATTCCAAGCTAGAGCAGCAAGGCCGCGCGAACGAAGCCACCAGGTTTCATTTCTTTGCGCTCGTGGCCCCAATGTTTTTTGCCTTGGGCGCGCTCATGGTCGCTTTCAACAGCGTTCCGGCTTGGCTGGACACTATTCTGCAGTAACCGCCGCACGCTCCCTGAGCATCGCCGCCATCTGCGAAACCGGGATGCCGATATGCTTAGCGAATTTCTCCAACCTCTGCACTGATGGAATGTCCATATCTCCACCCCGGGCAAGCTTGGCCAAATCACCGCCGGTTTTGCCCCCGGAACGAATGACCTGAGATAGTTTCTCGACGTTGCGCATTGTTGCCCGATCGGCCAGAACCTTGGCGCCGGTCCCAACAAGGGCCGGAATGCCAAGAACCGGATTGACCATTGCGCCGCCGACGCCCATGGCGGTCATAAGACCGTTGCCTTGGGGGGAGAGTTTGCCCGCCAAACGGAGAGCGTTTTGGCCCTTGCTGCCTCGCACAACGACCTCGGCTAGTTCCTTTTCCTTTTCCGACATTCCGCGCGGGTTTTCCACAAGGCGGCGAACGTTCTGCCGGGTCGCGTTGTCGACATTCCCACCAGAGCCCGTAGAGGCGGCGCGCAGTTCAGCCTTGGTCGCCGCGCTGTCAACCATCTCAGAGCGGCGAAGCCTGCCCCACAAGGTGCGGGCCTCCGAAAGAGCTTCGGCACCATGCTTGATATTGCCCGCAAGCACGTCCTCATCGGGCAACGTTTCAATGAAATCGTCAATGCGATCAATGATCTTGCTCGCCGCGGCCTGCTGGGACGGATTGCCGGGCATCTTGGCGGCGTTCCCGGCAACGCGCCGCACAACATCGAGACCCTTCAAGGTGACGTTCTTGTCCGACAGATTTCCAAGACGGCTGACCACGGCTGCAATGCCGGGCTGCAACGCGGGGTCATAGCCGAAATCATAAAGATCCTGCACGATGCCTTGACCTAGCCGCTGCATGCCACTCGGCTTGACGATGACCCCGGCCGCGTCTGCCTTGTTATAGGCCGCCTGAGCAGCCTTACGGATGTCGTCATTCGAAGGAATGACCTTCGACGCCGCGCGGGACTCCAAGGCATTGACGCCCGACCGAACAGCGCCGCCCGTAAGGCCACCAACAAGAGCGCCCTTGCCGGCATTCACCATCCGGTCAGCGAAGCCTCCTTCGCCACTACCGAAGCCATATAGACCGCCTCCGATAGCTCCTTCCGCAACTGCCAAGGGTACGCTTGCCGCCGCCTTGGTTGGCAGCGCCACAGCCCCGGCCATTTGCCCGGCCAGGCGAGCCGCCGGATGCTGTTGCTCGTCGTTTCGATCTATGGTTCGCTGAAGATTGAGGTTGCCTTCATAGTTGCCCTGCTGGCCACCAATGCCCGTGAGGTCGCCTGCTTTTGCTGCGATTTCATCAGCCGTGCCAAACGTCACCGCATCAGCCGCGCCGCGCACCCCCGCATCAAGAGACGCGTTATCACGGCGCATCTGATCGACCGGCAAGCCGATGGCCTTGCCTGCATCAAACATGACGTTGCCAACGCGCTCCAAGACAGATGGCGTCGTGCCTTCGATAGAGCCGAATTGCCTGTTGCCTTCAGGGGCGTATTTTGCCCAAGGCCCGGGTTGGGCGGCTGCCGGCTGCTGATACTTTTCCCAAGGTCCGGCCATTATTCCGCAGGCTCCCAGCTATTCGGGTCGCTCGGATTGCCGCCCTTGTAGCGGTAACCGTCCTCGACTGTGCCCGGCTGAGGGCCAGCGCCACTTGGCGCTGCGCCCTGCCCTGTCTGAGATGCCAGCGCCTCGATGTTGCGCTTCTTCTGCTCGATGAAGGAGCGAAGCACGGCTTGCTTTTCGGCAGGGGTCTTGTCGGGATCGCCCATGGTTGCCATGAGCGTGTCACCCTCGCGCGCGGTGAACTGAGCGCCGAACGTGTCGCGCAGCATCGGCAGGATTTGGTTCGAGACCTTCGAAATGTATTCTGTGCGGGCCACTGCCGCATCGCGGGGAGATAGACCGAGCTCCTTGCGCCCAATATCGAGCGCTTGGCCCGCTGTGGTATAGGTTGCCCTGTCCGCAATGGCATCCAGCTCGCCAACGACCGTTTCCAACCCCGGGAGTTGGCTCTGCATGCTGGCGAGCGTAGAGCGCGCCTCGCCTTGGCCTTTGCCGAATGAAGTATCGCTAGCCTTGCCTGCATTGTCGATCGGCACTTGGTTGACGATTTGACCGTTGCGGTCACGAACGCCGTAGGAAGTGCCAAGATTGAGGTTTGACGCGCCGGGAGGGGAAAGTTTCACGCCGTCTGGCGTCTTCGCCATCTCCAGCCCGCCAGCGCTCGACGGCTGAAGCGCAACCCAATTTCCGGCGTCGTCCTGTCCCCAGACTACATTGTTGCCGAACTTGCCCTTGCCGGCGCCTGTGCCTTCGGGAGCGGAGATCCACTGTTTCGTGTTCGGATCATAGATAGCCCCGCCGCCAGCATTGATGAGCTTGGACTGGGGATCTCGCAACGCCTTCAGCTTCTCGACCGCGATCTGATAGGCGATCTGCTTTTCAGGGTCGTTCTGGTCCATCTGCAAACCCTGTGCAGCCTGCACAAGCTGGATGGCCAGCGGACGTGTGCCGGGCGACTTGAACAGTTCGGCCATGACTTCACGCGGCGGGAGGATCGATGCCGCTTGCTGAGGCTGCGGAGCGCCCTGTGGGGCCGCCTGAGCCTGTTGCATACCCATCGGGGCAGACTGGCCCACCGCAAGGCCCTCAAGCGCCTGCTGGGAGGGTGCAGGAGCATTCCTCCCCCCGAACTGCGGTGCATATGCCTGTGCGTCGGCAATGCGCTGTCCAGCCTCGCCGCCGGGCTGGTCATAGCCGGCGAATTTCCAAGCCTGATTCATGATCTGCTGAGCTTCGGCCGGCGATTGCGCGGCGTTTAACTTCGCGATCAGGGACGGGTCTTCCGCCAGCAGATACTTGCCCTGCGTCTCGGGGCTTGGTGCGTTCGGATTGTCGCCGTTCTGCTGTGCGAACTGCTGAAGCCTGGTCAGCCGATCGCCGCGCCAGGACATGATGCCGCCAGCGGTACCGGCTTGGCCGGACTGGCTTGGATCTGACCATGTACCGACAGCGTTCTTTGGGTCGAAGCCGCTTTCGTTCTTTCCGGTCGATGCCACGGCGGCTAAGCCAAACGGATTTGTCAGCCCGCCATCGCGCACAGTCTTGAGAAACCGTCCGGCGATCTGGTTGCCGCTCAGAGAATTGGCGCTGGATTGGCCTTGCGCGGCAAATGCCTGGTCAACCCGAGCCGTCGCCGGGTCAGGCGTGCCCAAGGGCGCGCGCTGGACAGTGCCGACAGGTGCGGAGGCCCCGAACTGCGGCGCAAGAGCAGAGAGCGACTGCGGCGCCCCTTGCTGGCCCTGCTGCGAGCCTTGCGCGTAAAGCCCCTCCAGATACTTGCCAAAGGCCGATTCCGCGTTCTTGTTGTCGCGCCAGTCCTTGCCCGACTGATAGCCGCGATCGGTCGCCTGCATGACCGCTTCCGGGTCATAGAAGTTCGGGATCGATGGATAGTTGATCGCTGCCATCAGAGATACCCACCAAACAGAGAGCCGAGGCCCTGCCCGAGCCCGCTCAGCCCGCTCAACTGCTGCTGAGTGCCGGCCGCCTTCTGGTTGTTGGCGCCCATGAGCCCATTCGTCGCGTTGCCGAACAGATCGACCTTCTGCTGCGCCGCGTTGGTCGCGTTGCTCGCCAGATCAGTCAGCGCGCCGGCTTGGCCCGTCGTTGCGCCGGTATAGATGTTGCCCTGTTGGCCGCTGAAGCCGCCCAGGTTCTGCAACCACTGCTGATAGGAGTTGTTGGCAAGCCCCTGCGAAAATGTCAGCGTGTCAAGGCCGGTCTGCCCGCTGTTCAATTGGCCCCGAGCTGCGGCGCTGCGGTTCAGAGCGTCGATGCCCTGCTGCTGCTGGAATTGGTAGCCAGGGTCGGTCTGGAAGGCGCTTGATGCGCGGGCCGCACCATCAGCACCATTCGCCCCAACCGCATCGCCGTAGAGGTTCAGACCAGAGAGCCCGCCGCTTTCATTGGCGAGGTTCTTCCACAGATCGCCGACACCACCCAGATACCCTGTAGCCTGCTGCTGACCGGTATCGATCGCAGCGGTACCCTGGCTAAGATATTTGTTGATCTGGTCGCGGTTGGCCTGCGCTGCCTTCTTCGTGGCATCGCCACCGAATAGACTGCCGACGCCGCCCAGAAGGCCGCCTAGAAGTGATCCGAACATGGGAGAGTTCCTTATCGGAAGGAGGCTGACACGACAGTGCCGCTGAAGGCGAAACCGCCCACAGGAGTAATGCCGACCGGGCGGTTTGCTTGCGTTGCACTGGCCGCCAGTGATGACCCGGCGCTGTAGAAGCCGGGGCTGCCCGTGCCTATCTGGATAGTGTAATCCTGGGTTGCCCCAGATATCGTGTAGCCAGTGTTGGAACTGTAGCAAACCGCACCGAACAACATGAGCCCGTCCTGCTGGACATCGACGGCTCCGGCGTATGAAGCAACGGCATTCGGGTTATCTGAAATGGTGTCTATTGCGGTGTCTGACACCAAGCCTCTAACGCTATAGGTTGCCAGATTTATATTGTGGAATGTCGCGCCAGTGGCGAAGTTCAGAACAACGGTAGCGGTCGTGCCGGACGGAACGAGCGCCGATACAATGGCCGACCCCAGAAAAGCAGCCCCAGCAGCGGTAGCACCATTGCTTACATGCACCTTCGCCGTAACGCCGCCTATAGTGGCGGAAGCAAGCGGCGCGACTGCCGAGCTATACCAATGGACGATATGGAAAACTGTCCTGTCGCCGGCTGCTGGCCCGATCGGAACCCCCGGCATTGATTCCGTGTCGGTGGTCGAGAGAACGGCGGTAGACCCGACATAGCTGACGGTGACCGGCGCCAATGCGCGCGCTCTGTACGGGTCTACGATCATCATGGCGGTGGACGCTGACCGATCAGGGCGATTTTCAAGCCTTTGGCGGTTCCGTCGCCAATCTGATCGATATCGACGGTGAATTCGTCATCGTCCGTCCATGTCGCGTCTGAAATGACCGCTGCGGTTGCCGCCGACAGAGAGGTTTTCTCCGTGTTGTCGATGGTCAGCTTCGTTGAAAGGATCGACGTGCCGTTCTTGTTGATGTCCACCGTGAAGATGGAGCCTGATGCTTGGGCCGTCGCCAGCGAGGCGCGAACGCTTTGCCCTGTAACCGTCCATGGCAGGCGGAATGTCACTTTTCCCGTTCCTGTCGTCAGGGCGAGGATCTCATCGGAAGCCGCCGCCTCGAAATACTCGTTCCAGACTTCATCCGGCAGTGGCGTTTCTGGGATGTTGACAACCGTCACGGTTGCCCGCGCAACGAGGTCAAGCGCCCGCATATACTGGTAGAATTCCGGGGTTGGCCGCCCGTCCTGCTGAAACCACTTCGCATTGACATCGAGCAGAGGCGGAGGGCTATCGACCGTCATGCCGACCGCGCCTCGCCGAACATCGAACCGCCCAAGAGCGAGGCCTCAACCGGGTCTGCAATCTTCAGCTTCCACTGCCGGCCGATATCACCTGTGAGGCCAGTCCGGTTGACCTCGCAGCGGATGTTCTGTTGTCCCTGCGTTCCAAGATCCCGCAGCAGCGCGTTGCCGAAGGTGACGCCGCCATTATTAGACCATGAAATGGAGACCTTCGGCGTGGTCTGGGTAGGCGAAATGCCGCGGTCAAGACCAACGCCGCGAACAAAATCGAATGCCGCCTTGTCAACTGCGGTCCTGGCAGGGAAATTGTGCATCTGGGTAGACCAGATTTCCCAAACCAGTTGCTCGCCTGCTTCCATCACCGAGCGTTCGTTCATCCGGTATGCATCGGCCCCGTCGAAGACCAGCCATTCGGAGAAGGCGTTGATGCCGCCCTCCATCCGCCAGTTGTTCCGGCCAAGTGTCTGGCGCTCATGCCATTCGGCGGTCGATAGGTCATAGACCCATGTCCAGTCATCGCATTTCAGCACCCAGAAGGAATGCCCGGCGCAAATATGGACGCTGGCCCGAAGCGTAGTCTTGTCCGTTATGGCCGCTATCAGCCTGTCCAGATTTGGTGTGGAAATCCGCGTGGGCGAATACCCATCGAGCCGGTAGACAACGCCATCGTTGGCAACGAAGATCACAGGACCGGGGAAGCCGGGTTCATAGCCTGCGATGGCATGAGGCCCCCACAGCCCATAGGGGATGACAGGACCGCGCGTGAATGGATAGCCGGTCGCGTTGCCGGCGTTGGACCAAAACTCGGTCGAGGTGTCGCCCATCAACGCCTGGTCGCGGCGGATCGGGATACCCCTGACCAGCCCGTCAACCTGCGATTCTGCCGTGACGAAGCTATCTGAATTTACATCTGTGTCGTTGAGGTCGGAAGCGTAGCTCTGCCCGCTCGCCGTGGTGTGGAAGAAATATCCGTCCTGATAGGAAAGCGAATTGGTGGAAGGTAGATCAGCATCGGAAAACGCAACGATCGAACTGCCGGAAACCTCAAAGATGCCACCAGATGTCCAGATGAGGATCTGGTGCGTTGGCGAGCGCATGTTGTGTTCCATGAACACGCGGCCCGAACCGCCAAGCGTGCCGCCAAGCGTGGTTACAGTGTAGGTGCTGCCGGCCTTGGTGACGGTGTAGACCTTCGTGCCGTTGGCGATGTAAAGGACCGTTCCGTCCAGAAGATGCCCGCGCCAGTCAGCCGTGCCGGTGGTAAACGCGAAGTCGCAACCCGGCGCCCGACGATACAGGACCTGGCTGCGGCCGCCATCCGGGGTCTTTTCCGCATAGCAATTGATCAGCCTTCCACCGTTCTCTGTCGGGTTGACAGAAGGGGCGGTTGAGGTCGGGAAGACGATCTGCGCCATCAGAAATAATCGACCTGAAGCGCCTGACCGGAGAGCGTCTGAGCGGTCAACTCGCGCAATCTGGCCTCAGCAGCGAGCCGCACGGTATCGTTCTGATCTCGCCCGAAGTCGGCAGCCACGGAGTTGGCCAGGATATCGGCCAGATGGACAAAGGCGTTATCCTCGATCTGGTCAGGATCGCCGTAGGGATAGATGTTGCGAGTGGAAAGGTCGCTCAGCACCGGCTCGAGATCGTCATCCACGACCTTTGCGTCTTCGGCTGATGGTGTCTGCCCTGCGGCAAGCACCTTCAGCTTCTGAAGGGCCCTGTTGACGAGTTGCTCACGTGTTTTCATGGTGCTGAGCGACCTTGGATCACAGTTTCTGCTGCTTCTTCGCCGCTTTCGCAGCGCGCGCCTTGGCGAGACCTTCGACCTTGGTCGCCTTGGCGAGTTCATCGTCGGCATCGTCCACATCAAAGAACGGGTTGCCAGCGAACTTGCGCAGATGCTTGGGCTCCGTCACTTCGACGGGCTGGCCCTTTGCGAAGTGATAGCCGAACTGGGAAGTCTCCGGCGGCTCGCCTTGGGCGGGCACGTAAGTGACTGTGGCCATGATGGCCTCCTTTGTCTGGGGAGAGAAATAGGCCCGCCAGAGCAGGCCTACGGGTTCAGTTGGCCATCACGTACATGATGATGACGTAGGCTTCGCCTGCGGTCGCGTCGGCGACGGACTGAGCCGGGGCACAGGTGACCGTGGTATCGACCGTCTGCATGATGTTGGTCGTGGTGCCGAGTTCATCCAGCGGGATGAAGCCGACAGCAGCCAGGGTCAGCAGCGTGGCGTAGGCGTCAGGATCGGTTGTGGATCCGATGAAGCCGACATCAAGCAGATCGGTGCCCGAGCTGTTGAACGCCGTGGTGACATGTACGCCGCCGCCGATGACGTTGGCATAGGCCGGCAGCGTGCCGACCGTAACCGTGGTGCCGAAGTTGCCGAAGGTGATCTTCTTGCGAAGGAACTGCACGTTCTGATAAAGCGCGTTGCGCGCGGGGACATTGCGATTGAGGGCCATGACGGGCCTCCTTTGATGAGAGGGGGAAATGGGAGGCGAGCCAGTCGCCTCCCGGTCAGGATCAGGCGTCGGCAGCCGCAGAAACGAAGCCGGTGACGACCCCCCACTGCTTCAGGATCGCGCTATCGTTCGGATGCTTCTTGAACATCTTGGCAACGCCGTAGGCCATTTCCGTGCCAACGCCGTTGATGAAGCCATAGTCGTCTTCCTTGCGGAAAGTCGGCTTGGCCATCTGAGCCCATGCAAACGCAAGCGCCTGCTGGCCGCACAGGAACACAGGCTCCACACGCGAAGAGCTGTTGCCGGCCGTCAGGAGCGATGTCCAGACGCTGGTGACGTACTGCGAGATTTCCGGCACCTCGCGGACAATCACCTTGTCCCAGATCAGATCGCCGTCCTGGAACAGAGGATTGGCGCTGACATCGCGCGGTCTGGCATCCGAATTGATGGTTGCCATGTCGAGCTTCAGATCCCGGAACGCATTGGTGCCCACGAACATCACGTAGCCGTCATAGCCATCGTCGGACATGTAGGGGTTGATCGCCGGGACGGACAGCTTTGCCTGCCGCTTCATCAGCGACACCAGGGCCTTGTTCAGCTTGTCGTTGGTCGTGTCCACGTTGGCCAGGGCCGTGGCGTGGGTGGCGTTGTAGTTGCCGATCGCGGCACCATAGAGGATGCGGTCGGAGTTGCTCACATTCCAGGTGTTCTTCTGGGCCGTGGTTGCAAGCTCGTAGCGGATGCCGTTGATGGTGTCGCCGGCATCCGTGCCAAGGCCGACGGGCGCCGACTCGGACGGGAGGGCCATGAAAGCCTCAACGATATCGTCGCGTTGACGCTCACGGCCCCAGTTCGAAAGCAGAGGCTTGGCCTCGCCGAAGATATCGGCAGAATCCTTCTGCTCCTCTGACTTCTTGGTGACGACCGCATGGCGTGCCCAGTCGACCCAGACGCGCATGCCGTAGTTGTCGATCTTCTCTTCGTTGCCGACGAGAGTACCGGAGCCGGTGCCGCCGCCGCGAAGCTTGGTGACGAGCGGGATATTGACCTGCTCTCCGCCCTGCTTCAGTTCCTGGCGAATGCGGATAATGGCATTCAGGTCCGGCGACATGTAGGTGGAGAACATGTTCTTGCGAACATATTCCTTGTTGATTTCCTGCGTGTAGCGAACAAGCTTGTTGTTGCTCTCGATGGTCGTGAGGGCCATGGGAATTTACCTTTTCAGGCGGAGCGCTTGAGCGCGCTACCGCAGAGCGTTGGCGAACAGCCCTGCATCGCTCGCATCGACCTCGCCTGGGGCGTTGCCGCCGGCAGCTAGCCGGTTGAGGGATGGGGGCAGGTTTGTGACGGGGTTTGACCGGTTGGTGTTGCCAGCAGCGGTTGCGCGGATGCGCTCCATGACCTTGGCCTGATACGCCGGGTCTGCGAGGCGCTTCTCCATTTCGGCTTCAAGCCATGCGTTCGGGTCGTTGCCGACCGTGGTCAGGGTCTGTTGCTGCTTGTGCCAGGAAACGAGAGCGTCATAGGGATGCTCGCTCTTCATCATGGACTGGTATTCGGCGGCGTATTGGCCAGGGTTGGCTTGTGCCGCCTCAACGAAGGCTTTGAACGCGCCGTCCACGGTTTCCTTGCCGTGAGCCTGCGTGGCCATCATCTTCGAGAACACTTCACGCTGCTGCTGAAGCTGCTGCTGGACGGGAGTCAGAGCATTGGCAATATACTCGTCTGGGCCTTCCCAGAAGTCGGGAGCCTTGACGGGTTCTGCCGCCTTGGGAGCCGGCGCCTGACCACGCTGCGAAAGCAACTGGATCTGGCCGCGCATCTCGGCAATCTGGTTGCGGAGGGTTTCCGCTTCCTGCCGGGCTTCGCGTTCCTTTTCCCTTGACGCGTGCAAAGCCTGCTGCGGAACCTTTCCAGCTTCCGTTTCGGCCTGCTGCTCGACTGGCGCCTGCTCGACGGGAGCAGTTTCCGCTTCCACCTTGGGGGCGAAGCGTCCATGCTCGTCGCGTTTGGTCTCAGCCGAGGGCGTCTCAACCTGCTCTACCTGCGGTGCAGTGTCCGCAAGAATGTCGTCCAGCTCCGTACCGGTCATTGCATTTCTCCAATTCGTTGGGAGGGTCACGTTCGCCCGGATCAGCCCGGCGGCGGCGATCGCCCTTGAGGATGGCGGCTCCTGTCGCTGTAACGTCGCGTCTCACGTGCGCCCGTTAAGGTCGGCGGCACCTTGTCGCTTAAGCGGGCTGTTGAGCCCGCTGCTTGGCGATTTGTTCGGCTTGCAGCGCTTGCTGTTCGCCATTGATCTGAGCCATCTCGCGCTCGTGCGCCTGGTCCGACAGGTGCAGTGAGGTTTCAAGCCCTGTTGCGATCTGCTGGCTGTCCATGTCCGTCTTTGCGCCGATCTGCGCCACCTTGATCGAGGTGAGCGAAGACAGCAGCGCCTTTTGCCAGTCGAGAGTTTCCTTGCCCGAATTGTCGGGCTGGCCCTGCATGGCATCGGCGCCGGCTTTAGCCGCATTGGCCATCTTCAGCCGTGTATCGGCCTGGGTGTTCTGAATCTTGGCCGTCTCGGATGCGACTTGAATCTGCTGCACCGGCTGTTGAGCCTGGGCCGCCTGCTGCTTGGCCTGCTCGATCATGCCAAGCACCTTCTTTTTCACCGATCCCTGCAATGGCGAAAGCTCAATGATGACTTCCGGCGGGACCTGTTGGCCCTTCTGGCCCATGACAGACAGCGTGTCATAGGCGTCGGCCTGCATGTTGATGGTGTCCGGGCCCTCATCGATGATGATATCCACATCGAGCGAGCCCAAAGCGTTGACCATGGTTGGTTGGCCAGTCTGCGGGTCGACTTGGACTTGATTGACCGCGAAGAACTGCGCCATCTGCTGATCATCGGTGACCCGAATCCAGCGCTCGGCTGTCCAATGACGCTGCACTGCATTCCAAATTGCCCGGTAAACCCGGAGCTTCCAGCCCTTGAAGGCCAGGAGATACGGGCCAAGTTCCGCAATGCCTGCCTGCTGCTGGATCTGGATGGCTCGGCCCGACATGTCCTGCACACCCGAGCCGATGAGAGCCGGGTTGAAACCGTAGTTTTCGATTTCCGCCTTGGCGTCGGTCAGGAAGGCCAGTTGCCCCTGAAGCTCAGCACTGCGAGCATTGTCGTCGAAGGTCGGCGGAGTTGTGCCAACGGGATAGGTGATCACGCCATCGGGGCGCGCTGCTTCAACGCGCAGCTTCTCAATGTCCGGGCTCTGTCCTTCCGCGATGATAACCCGCCGCGAGTTGAGGATGTGCAGCCCCTTTGAACGGCGCTGGTTGATCTCGTCCTGGCTGGACTTCATGTTGCGCACGAAGCCGTAGCGGTCCCCATCCTGATCGACGTTGGCCGAATACATGATGTATTTGCAGGACGTGCGCTCCTTCTCATCCAGAAGGAAACTCTCACCGGCCTTGAGGATGGTGGAGCCGGTGTAAAGGCACCAGTACCACTTCGATCCCTTCATGTACCAATGGTCGACAAGGCGCACCTTGCGGCCATCCTCGGAGGAGGAAAACCACTTGTTCTCATAGTCGGGGTTCGAGGTAAGCTCGCTACCCGATTCCAGAGAGGCGCGGATTTCTCTCTCTTTGTCCGGCGCCATCTCGATCACCTGATCGATGTCAGCCCATTTTGAGACGCCCATGAAACGAGCATCGGAAAAATCCATCCGGAGCGAGCGCGGATCGTAGAAGAACGAGGATGGGTCGACTTCTTCAAAACCTACCTCGATATCGCCCTTATCGCCCTGTTCAAGGATGATCTCGATACCGCCGATGCCATCGACAGCGCCATTGAGGCCGGCAATGGGTGACTTGGCCGACCATTCCTGCTCATCACAGACATAGCGCAGGACGGCGGTTGCAATCTCCGCGCCTTCCTCATGCTTGGGCGTGCGTGGAAAGCCCTTGGGGTCCGTGCGCTGCTTCTCCAGCAGCCCGACAACGGCATTGATCTTTCGGCCGATACGATTGAACGTGACCACCGGCTGGCGGCGCTTGTTGAACGCCTTGATCTGCTTATCGGTCCACTGGCTGCCATGGTAGTAGCGCCGCGAGTCCTGCTGTTCCTTGATCTCGTCGTTCTTGATCGAGAGATAGGTCAAGTATTGCTTCTTCAGTTCCTCATGCGTCAACGCCGGCTTGGGAGCCGGGTCGGACGCGGTGACGCCCTGGGACGGCCCGCTGCCTTGAACATAGCCGGTCTGGGTCATGCCGATTCCTAATAGCTTTGCCAGTCGCCGGCTTCGGTAGCGGCGTTAGCCGGTCGATAGTCGCTAGGCCGGCTCTTTTCGGCGGACGGCGCTGGAGCAATCCAAGGCCGGGACATGAAGGCGTAGCGCCACTCGTCGGCGGCGTGGTCTTCCATGTCGGTATCGAGGTCTTCCGGCCTTGTCTCGTCGTGCTGGAGGATAGGGATCGTTCTGATGCTGTCCCGGCACGTTGAGAAGCAGAACGCCATCGCCCTGCCATCCGCATCGCCCTTGAAGCGCTGGCGCATGATGTCCCAGCCGCCCATTGCGCCACGTTGCGAAACGCGCTTGTTGTCGGCCGGGCGAAACACCACACCAATCATTCGGCTGGCGATCGACGGGCCGCCGTCCTGGCTGAATGCCGCCGGGTCAAGCACGCCGTATTCGATCTTCTCGCCAGCCTCACGCTCCTTGATGCCCTTGCCTACATCTTCAGCGGTGAGCTTCAGGCCAGTGTTGGGCCTGCCCTGTTGGCAACCATACCATTCGCGGTATCTAACCAAAGCTCCGCGCGGGATCATATGGCCTGACAATGGATGCTTCGTGTCATCGCTGGCAACGGCCCACCATCCGATAGAGAATGGCTTGGCGCTACCCCAATCCCCCGACCTGAAGCGCATCCATTGCTCTGGGATCTCGAAAGGCTGGATGACATGTCGGGCTTCGGACCATTCATCGAAGAAAGCGCCCTCGATTGCAGACCAGTCACCGTCCAACCAGGCTTTGACTAGCGCCTTGCCGCCGACCATTTGCAGGCGAGACAGATATTTCGGGTCTCCCTCAAGCAGAATGCGATTGTCGGTAATGCGCGACGGTATGACCGCCATCTGATGGATCGAACCGTCTTCCAGCGTCTTGTTGACGATCTGTGGCCCACGGGGAAATGGAACGAGGTTGTATCGCTCCCTGATCCACTGCTGCCCCGAGCCGCCCGGATTGGCGGTAAGGATCAATTGGACCGGGACACCCTGAGCCGAGCGCAGCACCCCAAACAACCGCTCGATTGGTGCCGGATCTGGGTATTGCCCGGCTTCTTCAACCCATGCGTCCGTGACGTTGCGGCCCTGGTATTGTTCCGCATCCGATGTGGAATCGAGGTAGGCGAAGCTGACCTTGCCGCCGTTGGGCATGCGCCAGATCAGCTTGCTCTCGTTGTATTTGCCCCCGAGAACGCCGAATATCTGCTTGGAGCGTTCGATTGCATCCTCAGATGAAACCGTGGTGCGCCGGAACATGATGGCGTTGAACGCCTTGCCGTAGCGCTTTTCCTTGATTGCCCACTTGCCCAAGACACCATCGGTCTTGCCGCCGCCCCGAGCCCCACCGAAGAACACCTCGGCAACAGGACAATCAATGAGCGCCTTTTGTGGTCCGGACTGTGGCGCCCAGACCTTAATGCGTTGAAGCATACTCGTCTGACCATTCCTCCGGGGTCAGCGGCTCATCGGAGATTTCGTAATTGTGGTTCACGTTCTCGGATCGATCGACAAACATGCCAATCTCCTTGCCAAGCAGTTCCAAGGCCTTGTTGGCCACGCTGCCATCGTATTTGTATTCGCCTGTCTTCTTGCCGCCCGACATAACCGCCTGGGCCTGCATGGCGCGCTCAACGTTTTCGGTGAGCTTGGCAATGACCCATTCGCGGCTGATGACGACGCGCTCTGCGGCCATGCCTTGCAATTCAGCCACCCTGGCAGCGATGTTGTCATTTGCTGTCAGGCGGGACGCGTTGCCTCTGTCGGCCTTATAGCCTGCTTCGGAATACGCTTCGTCGGCAGATTTGCCACTAGCCAGAGCTTGGGCGAACGCTTCATGCCGCTGATTATCGAGAACGGGCATTGCTCACGCCTCAATACGAATGCGCCCGCTCAAGGCGGGCCGTGCTGGCGAATTGTTGGGATTGTGGGCGGCGCTTGGCGCAAATCGCCCTATGCCCAAATCAGTCTCATACTGGCGGTCCACAGTCAAGCTTTTTGTTTCGGACGCGGAACGATCATGTAATGGTAGCTGAGGTTATCCAACCCTATCTTGAGCAGCCACAGCAGCGCTTCACGTGGGTCGCCGGTCAACGACGCCAGTTCCCTGAGCGATCGACCGTGACAGCACACATTGTCGATGACGCCCTCGATCTCATGATGGCCGATTGCTCGCCTTGCGCTGGAGAGTGCACTGTGCGCCATAGACAGGGCCTCGGGAACGCCGAAACCTAGCTTGCCGCCATCAACCCGCTCCTGGATTGAAATCGCTCTGGCGCCCTCTCTTTCGCAGAACTCGAATATCTCTCGGTATTTGTCGCCGGCCTGGCGCTGCTCCGGCGTGAGCGAGCTGATGCCCTTCAGCGGATCGACATTGCGGATTCGGACAATGCCGCCATTCGATGCATCGTAGGCGCGCTGAGCATCTTGCGTGCCTTTGGGAACGCGCTGGCGGCCGAACTCATCCAACCCAAGCGGGAAGTCGAACTTCCTGCGGATGGATATCTGTTCGGCCTCGTCAGGCTTGATTGTGGGCGGTCGATTGCGCTTGGCTTTAGCCATATGTCTGCGTCCCCGCGTTGAAAGGGTGGTGTTGGGGTTTTAGGGTTTGGAGGACGGGTCTTTTACAATCCATTCGGCCCAATAATAACCATCCGGCAGCGCGGGACCGACCAACCCAACTCGGTTTGTCTGGCCTAACGTCGGGCACCAGAAATCGTTTTCTCCATAGACCACAACGACATGGTTGACGCCGCGCGGGCCGGCGCCGGTCAGGATCATCGGCATCCCGTCGCCGCGACTCCACATTTCGTTGGCGACCTTCCGGAAGGATTCCCCAGTGTCCAAGACCGGGAAGTATATGCGGCGAAGGCCCTGCGATCGAAACCATTCGATGTACCGACTGTTCACTTCGTCGCCAGTCAAATCCTCATGCCAGTGCGGAATGTCAGCGCGCGGGCGCCCAAGCACACATGCTATCGCTGTTGGGTAGCAGTCCCCTTGGATGCCCTCATCAGGAGCATGGCGGAACTGCTGAAGCTGTCTGCTGAGTTCGGGTATGTCGGTCATTCTACTGTTCCGTGGTTTCTGCGGGAGAGAGCGGATTGCCGCGCAAATCAAACCCTGGCTTCGTCGTCTTCCGCAGTGAAAAGAGGATGGTGGTGTGGTCTCGATTGGCAAAGACGCGCCCCAGTTCTGGCAGGCTCATGTCCGGCCTTGCATCTGCAACGGCGCGGATTGCCTCGTCTCTGATCTTGGTCATGAACCGCTGGCGACCCCGGCCCATAAGCTGCTCCACCGTGACTCCGTGAAACTCGCAGATCGCCGCGAGGATGACGCGCAATGGCAGCTTTTCGGCCAAAGGAACCTTGTCCTGCCGGTAGCGGTTCAGCGAATATTCGATCTTCTCCAGCACTTCCCGATGACGAGCCTCCCGCTCGTCGCGAAGCTGGACGCGAAGACGCTCAGCCTCATCCCGAGCGCGCCGTTCGGCCCGCACCTGGTCCATGGTGCGGATGGCGACCGGCTCGACGTATTTCGGGCGCGCATTGCGCATGGTGTTTTCGAAATGAGCAACGAACATGAGGATACTCCACAAATCAGTTTTGAACGGCGGCCTTGGCCGCGCGCTGGCGTTCTTCCCAAATGGCGGTCGCCGCTACTTCGCAGACCAGGATGCCAGCTCTCATGCCATCGTTTGCAGCCCACGCCTCGGTGAACTCGTCTTTGAAGCGGCGCTGGATAGCGCATGCCATGTCGACCACATCTTGCGGAACCAGATCCATGCTCAGCCCTCCAGCTTCTTGGCTTCGTAGCCGCGGAGGAACTTCGACTTGGACGGCACGAGCGCTACGACGTTGGCGCCCTTCTCACGGATGCCGCGAATCTGGCTCTGGAAGCGAACCTCTCGGTAGAACTGTGCGCCAGTCGGGCAGAAGGCAGCGTCATGGCCTGGGACTTCGCCGCGACGGAAGCGCAGGACTCCGGCCTCGATGTCAGGCAGCGCCTCGTCCTTCACCGTGTTGAGGTAGGCAGCGATATTAGGCTCCAGATCGCCCGACTGCGGGAAGTTGCAGAAGAGCTCCGTCAGCGCCATCGTTGCCTGCTCCAATTCGCTGCTGTTCATTGTCTCTGATCCTTCGAATGATGTTGTTTGCTGCGTCCATCGGGGTCTTTGGAGAAACCCATCCCTTGGGTTTTTTGCGCGTCTCGCGCGCTGAAAAACCGTTAGGTTTTTCTCCTCTCCCTCCTTCCCTCCATCCTACATCCTCCATCTGCGGAGACTTTTCTCCGTTTGGGGGAAAAGGGTCGGGCTCATCACTCCCGGTTTCCGAAATGGCAGACTCTAAGCCGACGTAATTTCCGACTTCGGGCGTGATAGGATGGATGTTGTTCGGAGTTTTAGGGCGCTGATGCTTGCGGAATTTCCGAATTGCCCCGTACTTACGCCCGCCTATTTCGTACATCATGATCACTCCGGCCTCGACCAACTCGGCGAGGCGCAAAGCGATATCGATATTGTCAGCGGGAAACAGACGCATCTTCAGCGTGACAGGCTTCCACTCAAAGATGCCCTTGTCGTCAGCCTCCACGCCAAGACCCAGGCAGAGCAGGCGTGCTTCCACGCTGGTCTCCACTAGGCGCTCGTCAGTGAAGAAGCCGGGATGCAGGGATCTAATTCGGCTCATGTTTTCACCACCTTGATTTCCCTGCCGTACTGCTCCCTGAAGAGCTTGGCCTTGATCTTGAAGTCTCGCGTCAGAACGCCCTTCACGTCTTCCGTGACTGGATCGCCTGTGCTAGTGTCGAAGTAGTCGAAATCGGCACGATAGCGACATGCCACTGCACCGTTTGCGGCCTTTAGCTCGTGCCAAGTCTGAAGCCTCAGATTGTAGATCGCGCCGCAGCGCTCCATTTGCTTCAGTGACGCATAACGGGCTGCCTCGGCCTTGCTGTCGAACGTGATGCCGTCCAGCGTGGTTTTCTTGGCGCCGTACTTGTTGGTCTTCCCAGGCTTCGCAGGACCAGCATTGTACTCTGCGGCGGTCATGCGCTCTTGCTTCATACAGCCATCCACGCCACGCCAGCCCGATAGACAGCGTATGCAAATGCCACGACAGCAACAGCGAGAACGCCGTACATCCATATGCCGGATGCTTTGGTTTCAGGTTCGTCTTGGGGATGGTCTGCTTGGGAGAGGCGGATTTGGTGCTCGGTGATCATGGGAGCGGCCCCTCCGCTTGGGAAATTGCGGCAGCGCATTGGTCGTAAACGCGCTGGCATTCGCGCGTCCTACCAGCCAGCGGGTCAAGGCGCCTATCTGATAGAGCGACAGCCTCCTTGAGCGCTGCGAGCATGTCCGCATATGCCCTTTCGTAGCCTTTGCTCATGTGTGTATTCCCTCTGTTTGGGATTAGGAGGCGGTCAGAGGCGGCTCTGGATGCGCTGCATGTCGCCGGAGACACGAGCGGCGAGGTTTCGGACCTCTTCCGCTATGTCCTCGATCTGGCCGAAATGGCTTCCGTTCTTGGGCGACTGGTCCTTGCCGATCGCCTCGGGCTGACCACCGCAAAGCTGGTCAGCCGTGTTGCGGACCATCGCAGTCGATTCCCGCAGATAGTTCATCGCCTCGTAAAGGCTGCCGATGGGTGACTGTTTGACGGCGGCCTCTCCAGGGAAGTAGTTCCCGGCGGCGGTACCTGCGTATTGCTTGTCCATTGAGATTGCTCCTGTTTCTTGGGGTAAATTGATGCGTCGAATTTCGGCTGGCGCCCCATCTTCTTGACTTCTCGATGAGCCTTGCAGCCCATAGCTGGTCAGGCCATGCCGATGGCGGTCATGTAGAGTTCGAGGATGGATTCCTCCTCCTGACGCTCTGCCTGGTCCTTCTTGCGAAGCTTGATGATCGTGCGCATCGCCTTGGTGTCGAAGCCGGTTCCCTTCGCCTCGGCAAAGACCTCCTTGATGTCGTCGCCGATGGTTTTCTTCTCCTCCTCCAGCCGTTCGACGCGCTCAATGAAGGCGCGGAGTTGGCCGGCAGCTACGGTCTGGCTCGTTCCTGTGAATTCGACATCCATCATCTCATTTTCCTCGCTTGTTTCTTCTCTTGAATGCGCGCCACCAAGTCCGAAACCTCGCGCTCAAGATCCTCAAAAGTGTCATCTCCGCAGATCGCTTTCTCGATTTTGAGTTCTTCCTGGAGCCGCGATATCTGACGCTCGCACTGTGCGAGGTACGCAGCCCTGATCCGGGCAAAGAGCCCAGCTTCGACCGTCTTGGCGCGGCCCATGCGGAGGTTTTGGAGGCTCCAGAAAGGAAGCCCGTACTTTGCCTCAAGGCGGGCTAGGGCGTTGTCAGTGTCGCCCCATCCCCGCGTTTCGTTCTCGACCATGCGGCGGACATAATCCGACGCCACATCGGCACTACTCATAACTTGATGCTCCTGATGCACTTGATGCTGGGTTTCTCTGCGCGTCATGCTGGCTGCTCCATGCTTTTGTTGGGACATGGAGACAGGCAGACGAAAGGACTGGCGCGAGGAAGAGAGTGTTGAAGATGCCGTGCGGCGCTTGACTGGAATCTTGGACGCACGAGCTGAGAAACGAAGGGCTTCCGGCCGCCCACAAGCGCCGGAGCAAATTCAGGAATCCGAGGCCGCTTGTCCCTGCGTTGCCTTGGAGAAAAGCCGGGCGCATGAAGTCCCTTGTGCGTCCGGCAGCAAATTTAGCGAATGTGATGTTCATGCCGCCGCCCTCTCCGAGAGAAGGGAGCGAAGGCGTTGAACATCATCGGCAGGTATTTGGTGACCTGTGCCGTAAACGCTCTTGATGGAGATGCCGAAGGGCTGGAGCTTCTTGCGCAATGCGCAGATCCGGACGGATACTTGGTTTTTCTCGTTTTCTGCGTCTTCCGGCATTTCTGCTGCACGCCTGAGATGGTAGGGGCTACAGATCACGCCACTCATAAGGGCCGCCAAAATCTTGGCTTCCTGCGGTTGCAGGGCGAGCTTTTGACGGAGCGCGGTTATTTGCTCGTCCTGCGGCATAGTGGCGGACAGCAGGTTCTCCAGGTGAATGATGTGGTCAATCATTCGGTCTCGGCTGGCCGTGTCTACGTCGATGCGCGGGATGGCAGCGCTCATGTGTCTGCCCTCTTGGGTGTGGAGGGGGTGCGGATGGCGGTGGCGATGATTTTGCCAGCCGCGCTTATGGCGTCAGCTATCGCCTTTCGAACCGGATGATCGTCGTGGCGCGATGTTCCTTCGGTGACGGTGATGGCGATCTGTGCGCAGCGCTCACGCTCGGCAAGGATGGCGCGGGCGATGACGAGCCCTGCGAATGTCCGGTTATCTGCGGAAACGCGCGAAGGGATCAGGCTCGCAATGTCGTTCGCGGTGGCGAGGATATCTTCTGGGATGTCGGTCATGCTGCGATGACCCGTGAATCGGTGCGCGGGACCGGGAGGGGGTTCAGCCCCGCGCTATTCGCTGCCGTCGTAACCGGCTCAGGCAACGAATTGGGATTGTTCAAATGGCTGATGACGTTCATGCCGCCTCGCTTTGGCCGGCGGCCGTCAAACAACGGTGGCATGTATGAGAGCCGTATCCGGCGCACTCTTCGGGATTGAGGCACAACGGACGGAGCGGCTTTGCTGCCTTGACGAGGAAGGCGGGAGGCTGGAATGGCTCTGGAGTGGTTGCGGGGCTTTCACCCGCGCCGGCATGGCTCACCTCACCTGTTACCGGTCCAGCCGGGTTGGCCTCCAGGCGGTTTCCCGCTGCCACGATTCCGGTCTCGAAAGAGCCATCGTCGGCGCGGTCCATCTTGTTTGCCTCGCGTGCACGTGCACGAGGCTGATAATCTGGGAGCGAGGAACTACCGCCGAGCGCCTCCCAATACATGTCGAAAACGGCGTCCTGCTCTTCGCGGTCAGAATCGTCCAGCTTGCGCTTGGAGACGCATTTGCGAATGGCCTTCACGTCGAAGCCAGAGCCGCGAGCCTCCTTGTAGACTTCGGACTTGTCGGCGTTCATTTCCTTGATGTCGGCTTCGATACGCTCAACGAAGGCGCGAAGCTGGCCAGCGGCTATGGTGTCGCTCATGACGCGCTCCCGGAGAATTGATGATGGCTGATGACGAAGACCCAGCGCTGACCGAACCTGCCATCATCATGGATGTGTTTTCCGAAGGCGTGGACATCGAGCGTATCGACGGTGAAGTCAGGCTCGTTGCCTGGGTGACGCATGGCGAGGAACATCGCATCGTCAATCGGCTGGTTCTGCCAGATGGAGTCGCAAGGGCTCTGGCAAGGGATCTGCGCAAGGCGCTGGCCAGCGGTGGGCATTGAGTGCTTTACGAGTTGTTCACCATGAACCACATCGCCTGTGCACCGCTCGCATGGTCCAGTTGCGGACATTCCATCGAGGCCAGCTAATGTTCCCTTGGCTTGGGAGGAACGAACATGGGCTTGCTGCTTGTCGAACCGGCTATCATCACCGACATTTTCTGCTCTGGGCTTGCCGACGCCGAAGACCTTGGCGATGGCAATTTCCGCTTTACACTCTACGCCAAGCAGAAGTCGTTCAACGACTACGCTGGGACCATCGAACTGGTGACGGTGGCTCGGCTCATCATGCCGACGTTGGCTGTTCACCAATCCATCAAGATGACCATGAACGCCTTGGGCGTGTCCTGCTGTGGAGCAGAGCGGCTGAGACTGGTGCATTAGGCACCCTCGAAAATGTCGGGCCGCAGCTTTTGGCGCGGAATCCCCGTAACGTCTTCGAACTCTTTCAGCCGCTTGGCTGGGAGAGGAACCTCCCCGTTTTCCCAGCGAATGATCGTGGCTTTGTTCACGCCAAACAGGGTGGCGACCTCATCAAGCGTGCGTTGCTTGGAGCCATCCTTTTTGCGGAATTCGGCAAAGGCTGTTTTCTTCGGCATGCATCTTGTTTCGCAGAAAGTGCGAATGTTGTAAAGAGAAATGTTCGCATTTTATGCCGACGACACATTTTGTGGCTTTGGTAAAATCTGCGACATGCCAAAGCCAGTACGGATAAATTTCAAAGAGAGGATCAAGCCTCGCGGTGAAGGGGACTTCGACCCCTCAAAGCCGCCAGAGGTAAAGGCACACTACATTGGCGAGTGGATGGAGCATCGTGGGGTCAAGGTGCCTGACATGGTGGAAGCCCTCGATACCAGCCCGAGCCAGGTTTACCGCTGGCTCAAGGGCCAGAAGCCGCACGGAGAGACTTTCCTCCAGATCGCCGCTCTCCTGGAAGCGGATCCACCGGAGGCTTTGCTGCGTCATCCGCTTGACGACTGGATGACCAAATTCTTCCGGGACCGCACCATAGAAGAAGCGAAGGCGATCAAAGAGCTTGTCGAGCGCGCCTTCCCACCGAAAACCGGCACCTCTGGCTAATATCCATCAACTAAGACGTTGCGTGAGGAGATGAAGCCTCTTGCAGCGTCCCGGCGGTAGGCTCCGGGCTGTTCGACATTGCCAGACTTACGCCGCTGTTCGGTTCGCCACTGCCTTTGCTGGACAGGACTAGCGGGAGGAAGCTGTTTCCCGCACCCAAGGGTGCCACCCTTTATGCAATCTCACGTCTGTTCGGCGTTCGGATCGAAACTTGCGGCCTCGATCACTCGTCTCATGGCTCTGGCAAAGCCTACCCAGGTTTCCCCGAGCTGCCTCATTTCATCTCATAGAGACGGCGCGGCTGTTAATTCCGCAGCGGCAAGATAGCGAGGCCAAGCCTTCACCGCTTCACCGCCGGCAAGTGGTCCAGAGTGGATACTGGCGCGCGTCACCTGACGACGGTCGATTTCGGGGCTTGGCGATTTCAGAATGTAATGGTATAACATTGCTTGCTGGATATGAGCCGCCAAGCCCTTTCGTCCAGTCATGCCCCGGCGTCTAAGAAACGCGCGGGGCTTTTCCTTTTCTGCGATTTGATTCCGGATGGCAAGAAAATAATTCGCACTTTCTGCGATAATTCGTCATCCTGCCTATTGCGCTAATTCGCATTTTCTGCGAATGTCTCATCAACACCAGATGAGGACACGGACATGAACGCCACCTACCGCAACGACTTCACCAAGCGCGTCAATGCAGCCAAGACGATCTTCGTCCCGGCCTATGTCGGCAGCGGTCGCGAGTACCTCATCAGCCACGCTTCGTTCGACGAGTTCGAAAAGGAAGCCCGCGCCAAGCGGCTCGCCGGAGAAATCTCTCATCTGGATTATGTCAACTGCGTTGCCTTCATCGGCCACGCGGTCAACGGCCCGGCCTGACCGGCTTCCCAGCCCTTCCACCACCCCCAGAGAGGACATGGACAATGACCGGAACCCTAATCGAACAGCACGGACAGATTTCCATCTGGGAAGTCGACGGCGAGTTCTACGTCTACGGCATTCTCAGCGATCCGATTGTCTGCCCTTCGCTGGGCATGGCGAGAGCAAGGGCGGCGCTGTGATGTCCGCCTATTACAACGAATTCGATCCCTACGCCGCCCAATGGCTGCGCAACCTCATTTCCGCTGGCCTGATTGCGTCCGGCGATGTTGATGACCGGAGCATTGCGGATGTCCAGCCGAGCGACCTTGAAGGCTACACCCAATGCCATTTCTTCGCAGGCATCGGCGGGTGGTCCTATGCAGCTCGACTTGCTGGATGGCCTGACGAGCGTCCCCTTTGGACAGGTTCTTGCCCATGTCAGCCCTACAGCCTCGCAGGCAAAGGGCTTGCTGAAAAGGACGAGCGCGATCTCTGGCCCGTATGGTTCGGCCTTGTTGATGCCGTCCGCCCTGCAACAGTCATGGGAGAGCAGGTTAAGGACGCGATTGGAAAGCATTGGCTCGACCGAATGCGCGTTGACCTGGACGGCGCGGGTTACACCGTCGGGGCTACCGTACTCCCAGCTTGTTCCGTCGATGCGCCCCATCGCAGAGATAGACTGTGGTTTGTGGCCGACGCCGACCAGTCTGGCAAAGGCGAAGGACGGGAACAACGAGGCAGGCAATTCGGCGGGGTTAGTTGCCATCAGAGCGTTGGCTCTTTGGCCCACCCCACGGGCGTCGGAAGCGGGACCGGATTTCGCGAAGGCGACCCGCTCGAAAACGGGCATGGCCCTTCCAGCCGTCGCGGCTCTTTCAATGTGGCCGACGCCGAGCGTGGCCTGCGCAACGGGCGGACAGACCTCACGGAGCGGGGATCGCAAAGGCGAAATGCTACTGGGTGGTCTGGTGCGGATTGGGTCATCGCCGCGGACGGAAAAGCCCGGCGCATTGAACCCAGCATTCGTCTGCTGGCTCATGGGGTTCCCGCCCGCGTGGGAAAGCTCCGCGCCTACGGAAACGCCATCGTCCCGCAAGTCGCGGCGGAAGTAATCGCCGCCTTCATGGACGTGCGACCGGCCATCGCCGCCTAACCTCCCTTCCCTCCAGACAGTACAATGACGGAGACATGAGATGACGACCGACAGCGAAACAGCCCGATGCGAACTCTGCGGCGAGCCGATGCCGGCTGGCGAGGAGATGTTCAAGTTCCACGGCTACAGCGGCAATTGCCCGAAGCCGCCGCTACCGAAAGAGCCTGCCGTTGACATGCTGGCCGAGATGAAGTCCGCCGCCGGCTATCTCCGCAATGCCCAAATCGATCTTTCCATAGGCGCAACGAAAGCCACCGCTATCCGCACCATCGAAGGCGGTTTGCGTCGGCTTGAGGCCGCCATTTCAAAAGCGGAGGCACAGTCATGAAGCCCCGCAACTGGCAGATCACCGAAGCCCTGGTTGAAGTCCTCAAGGATTTCGACTGCTCGCTGGAAGAGGCCAAGAATCTCTTGGCTGACGCCTACACCGACTATGACGCCCAGATGGAAGCCGCCTACCAGCGCCAGCAGGACAGCTTGGCGGAAAGCGGCGGGCCGGACGACAGCGCCTATCGCCGCGACATGGTGAACGCTGGTCGCGGCCACCTGCTCCGCTGACCACCCCTTCCCGCAACTAACGGAGACAGACGATGAACGCCAGTGCACCGCAGACCGAAATTGAACGGGCGCTCACCGAGGCGCGGGCCAACGAAATCTATTCCTCACAGTTGATGCGGCGGTTCCGGGACACCCTGTCTAACGTGAGCCAAGGCTTGGAGGACGAAGGCGACCGCATTTACTTCGGCAGCACGAACGATGCCGACCAGTTGCGCGCCATCATTGATGAGGTCGAGGAACTAGAGTGGGACCGGATACTCGCCTCATCGAAGAAGAAGCCGGACCTGTATGCCCAACTGCGCAACCTGAACACCGAGCTTCGTGCTCTCCGCAAGAGCCAGAAGGCCATGCTGGCGGCGCTCAAAGCAGCCGAACAATTCATGGTCAACGGCGTCGAACTCGGCTTCATCCGCATGCCCGACGCCGGCACACCTGACCCTGCCCACGATACCCTGCCGGCTGTCCGTGCAGCTATCGCAGCCGCTTCGGTGCAATCATGAACGCAGCCGCTGCTATCTCCCGCCAGCCGGAACCATACGCTGACACGGACTGGCGGATTGTCACGCGCATCTTCGGCGGGCTGCTCGGAACGGACTTCATCGTCTCGACTGGTGGCGCAACCTACCGCGTCGGCGCCCTCACGATTGGCCAGCTTGAACGCGGCATCCCTCCCCAAGACCTCGACATGCTCGAAGTCGATCCTGACACCTATGAGGCCCTGTGATGCCGAACCATGTCCTGACCGAAATCAGATTCAAGAACATAGACGCCGACCAGCAAGGCGCGATCCTTGCTATCATACGTGGCCCGGAAAGACCCATAGACTTTGCGACACTTCTGCCCATTCCGAGCAACATTTGGCAGGGAAGCGTCAGCACAAAACATTCTGTGTTTCCTGGCAACGCGCTCGACTGGAGCCGCGCCAATTGGGGCACGAAATGGAACGCCTACGGCATCGACCAGGGCGGGAAGTATCAGACCATTGCCGCGGCTGACGACACGCTCACACTGACCTTCCAGACCGCGTGGCAGACGCCTTACGGCTGGCTCTTGGCTCTCTGGCACATTGGCGAGCTGCCCTTCGAATACTCTTGGTTTGATGAAGGACGAGGCGGGGCAACCATTGGCCGCTTCACCGCCTACTCGGATGAGTTCCATAGCAATCCCTGGTCGGAGGAAGACGCTCCTGAAGCCGAGTATCGCCGCATGCACAAGCTCATGTGGGGCGTCGAAGAATTCGAAGATGAGGACGCCTGAAATGGACATCCTAGAAGCAGCCCGATTGCTCCGCTTCCAGACCGATTGGGAGAGGCGGTTCAGGGACTACGATTTACTGGTCACTGCTGGTGTCCATCCCGATGAAGCCGAGCGGATCGTCAGGCGCGTAGCAGCAGATCGCGCAGCATCTCACCAAGAAGGAATTGCAGCATGAACACCGCCGCGAACGCACTAATCGAGCATGAGCCGGAAACCAGACCGGCAGCCTACCAGGCCGGCGCCGTGACGCCAATGGCGATGATTGACCGCGCGCTGGCCAGCAATGCCACACCGGAGACGCTGGAACGGCTTCTGGCACTGCAAGAACGCTGGGAGGCATCGCAGGCCCGCAAGGCGTTCGATGAGGCCATGTCGGCTGCGAAGTCCGAGATACCCATCATCAGCAAGAATCGCACGGTTGATTTCACCTCTGCCAAGGGGCGGACCCACTACAAGCACGAAGACCTTGCCGAGATCGCCCGCACCGTGAACCCGATCTTGGGCAAGCACGGCCTATCCTATCGCTTCCGCACCAGTTCGGCGGCAAGCGAGCCGGTCAGCGTCACGTGTATCGTATCGCATCGTCTCGGATATTTCGAGGAAAACACCCTCGTCGGCCCGCGCGATGACAGCGGCAACAAGAACAGCCTCCAGCAAGTCGGCTCGACGCTGACCTATCTCCAGCGCATGACGCTCAAGGCCGCGCTTGGCCTGGCAGCGGCAGAGGACGACGACGCCAAGCGCTCAGAGCAGACCGAAGACGACAACCCGATCAGCGAGGAACAGCGCGACATTCTCCTGCGCAAGATCGAGGAGACCGGCACCGACATTGTTCGGTTCTGCGCCTATTTCAAAGTAGAGGGCGTGGCCGATCTGCTGACCTCGCAGTACGAGCGCGCCGTCAAGTCCCTCGAAAAGAAGGGGAAGACGGCATAATGGAACAACGCTCGGAAGAATGGTTTGAAGCCAGGCTAGGCAACGTCACCGCCTCGCGTATCGCTGATGTGTGCGCTCGCACCAAAACCGGCTGGGGCGCCGCCCGCAAGAACTACATGTACGACCTCGTGGTCGAGCGGCTGTCCGGAACGCATGTCGCGTCGGGGACTGGTGCAGCGCGCCGTTGGGGTGAGGAAGTCGAGCCAGAAGCCAAGATCGCATACGAGTTCTATCGGGATGCGACCATCGTTGAAACTGGGTTCATCAAGCATCCGACGATTGGCGATACAGGCGCTTCACCGGATGGCTTGATCGATGAAGATGGCTTGGTTGAGTTCAAGTGCCCGACCCTGGCCGTTCATCTGGAGACGCTGGCGGCAGAGGAAATAGCGCAGGAATACGTGCTGCAGATGCAGTGGCAAATGTGCTGCACCGGCCGCCTGTGGTGCGACTTCGCCAGTTATGACCCGCGCTTCCCCGAGACGATGCGTCTCTATGTTCGGCGCATCCCCCGTGACGACACCCTGATTGCCGCGCTGGAAAAGGATGTCATCGAATTTCTCAATGAGCTTCGCCTGATCGTGCATCGCCTCCGCGCCAAATACGAGCCGGGAGCGATTGTGCCAGGCGAACTTCTTTCAATGGCTGGATAACCAGAGAAGGCCGGGGCGCAAATGCTCCGGCCGGAAAGGGACACAATGGTAACGCGACCCGTCAAGAACGAAGCCGATCTGCAGCTTCTGGTGGTTTACCTGAAGGGCCGTAAGCGCCCGTTCACCGTCGATATCACGGAAGGCCGGGACCGCTCGGGAGAACAGAACCGCCTTGCATTCAAATGGTATGTCGAGATCAGCGAGCAAACCGGCGAGGACCGTGAAGACGTTCGCGCCCGGTGCAAGCTGAAAATCGGCGTTCCGATCCTTCGGGAGGCACACGACAAGTTCAAGGCGACCTATGACAAACTCGTGCGCCCACTGCCCTATCCCGAAAAGCTGGAACTGATCCGCGATACCGAACTGCCTGTCACAAGCTTGATGAACGTCGAGCAGATGAGCCGGTATCTGGACATCGTGTTTCGTCGCCATGCTGAAATCGGCGTGGTCCTGACCATTCCGCCAGATCGGTATGCGTACAACCCCGAGCAGAAGGCGAAAGCAGCATGACCCGCCAGACATGGGTAAGGAGCCACGCCCGCAAGCTTCCCGATCGTCCAGCCGCTTTCGTAGCGGTCCACACCGAGCTTTTGGAGGCTCGCCGCTTTGACCTGACCATGGCTGAGGTCGAGAAGGAAATCGCTGCCGAACTTGACCGCGAATACCACGTGAGTTTGCGCTGATGGGCATTGTCTCCACCAAGCTCCGCGCCTCCGCAAAAGGCCAGCCCTGCACGTTTCAGATCCCAGGAATTTGCAACCACGATTCCGCGACTGTGGTCCTGTGCCATCTGCCGTCCGACATAAAAGGCGGCGCCACGAAGTCGGATGATTTCCACGCCGCTTTTGGGTGTGCGAAATGCCACGAAACTATTGATAATCATAGACTTTCTGCCGAAGATTGTCTATATTATTCCATGCGCGCCTTGCAGCGAACTTTGCACATCTGGGTTCAGTCCGGGCTCGTATTTGTGCCGCAGGATACTGCCCGTCCAAAGCCCCTTTCCAAGGTTGTAGCGCGCCGCCACATCGCAACCGGGGAACGGCTATGAGCAACCCATGCCTGACTTGTCGCTTCGCTGAATGGAAGCGCACCGCAAAAGCTAGCCTGCACCCTGACGGGTCAGGCCGTTGCGGATGGAAGATGCCAGAAATCGTGCTGCCAAAATCCCGATACTGGATCGGCTTCAACAAGGGCGGCGGTCCTACGCCATCAGGCGGCTGGATAGATCGCAAGGACGACAAAGAGTGCGCAGCTTTCGAGCCATCAGCATGACCTCCGCCATCCCATATCTTGAGGAACCGAGAGCTATGAATGACCTGACTGAACTTGAACGCAAATATCTCTCCGTCTGCGCGGGCGGTATCGAGCAGTTGCCTTACAGCGATCGGCCGGCAATGGCGCGAGCCAACAAACGGCTCACCGATCTCGGCTATATCGAGAGCGGCTATGATGACGACCAGCCGACAAGCTGGGCAACCGACGCCGGACGTGCCGCCATCTCCCTCGCTTCAGGCTCTCAGCCATGAACAGGGTAGAGACGCACCAATGGCCCTTCCATGGATATGCGCCCGGCGGACATTTGTGCCAGTGCGCAACCTGTCACCATCAGTTCCAAGGCGACAAGCGCTGCATCACATGCGCTGAATGCGCAATCAAACGCGCTTTCGAGGCTGCCCTCAGCACCCCTATAGCAGCGGGGAGCGGAGAGGCGACGGACGAATGCGATGTGCTGGACACTTGCCTCGAATCGTTCTGGTGCATGACGACGGAAGGCACAGACGACAGGCTCCTTGCCGATGGTGCTATCGATGCCGTCAAGCGCCTCCGCGCCTCTCTATCCAGGAAGACAGCCGGGGAGACGGGGCCGGTGGCGGACCTTACGGTATATGTCGATGACGACAAGATAAAACGCGCCTTCGCAGTCGTCAGGATGGCATCTAGTTCGCTGGAACTGGGTAACTACGAACTGTTCGCTTCCCCCTATCCTGTGCCAGACGACACCCTGAACGATATCGCGCTCGAAAATGAAATCGCGCGAGACGATGAATATGCGGCCGGTCCCGGCGACGACGAATGACTCAGAAAACACCGGGAAACCGCACAAATCGTTGAGTGAAAACCGTAGTTATGCTACTGTTTTTGAAAGGAAAAAGCAATGTCTGACATGTTCGCACTAAAGAGTTCTGCTGTCTTTTCCGAATGCGGCCTGTTTCGCCATCGGCTTGACCGCGAGGTACAGGCCACCGGCTTGGTTTTCCTGTACAGCGGCATCAATGGTTCGACCGCTGGCGTCAGCGACGAAGACCAAACTTCGATGAAGTGGCGCGGCTTCACGCTCCGCAACAATGGTCGGAAGTACATCGCCGTCAATCCGTTTGGCAAGACAGCGACCGATGTCCGAGAACTCGCCAAGGTAGCCGACCCCGTTGGACCGGACAACGCTCGCCACGTTGCTGAGGCCATCTCTGAAGCTGATATCCTGGTTCCGTGCTGGGGAAGCCGGGACAAGATACCGCCGCGCCTCCGGCACCACCTGGACGCGATGCGCGACCTATTCTTTGCGTCTGGCAAGCCGGTCAAGGTCTTCGGTTTTACGAAGTCCGGCGATCCCAAGCACCCACTTATGCTTGGCTACGACACGCCGCTTGTCGATTGGTTCACTGCTGAAACCGACCATTTTCGGAGGTCAGCAGCATGACCCCCACATCCCCACCCGCTACCAAGGGCGTGACAGAGGCGCTACGGTGCCTTGAAGAACTGGCCAACATGCCGCTCGGCATCTCGCTTGAAGAGTGGTGCCGGCTCTCGGCCCCGATCCTCGAAGCCCTTTCCCCCGCAGCGCCAGAAATGGCGGTGAAGGACGGCTGGGTGCCGACGCACCAGCATGTGAAGCGCGGCAGCAAATACCATCTGGACGGCTACGGCGAGATCCAGACCGACACGCCCCTGACCGATTATGCCAAGGTTGCCATTTATCGCGATGAAGACGGCACGACATGGGTTCGGCCTGTCAGTGAGTTCGAAGACGGTCGCTTCGTCGCCCTCTCTTCCGTGAGGGAACCATGAGCGAAATCATGCTCAAAGTCGGCATCGTCGGATATCAAGCACTAGTCGCCGATCTCGAATCTCGCCTCGCCTCCACCCAGGCCGAGATCCTTCGGATGAAGGCTGCACTGGAGCAGATCGCCGCTCCAATCGACAATTTCCCGAGCCCGATTTGGACCCGGCTTGGACTGATCAAGGCGGTTAAACGCCTTCAGGAGATCGCCGCCCGTTCCCTATCTCAAGATGGGGAGGAAGGAGCTTGAGCGCGCCCTTCAAATGCTGCGGGTGCGGCGCGCCAGCCAAAGGGCGCAGCAAGCCGTGCTTTTGTATCACCATCTGCGGCTATCGTTCCGGCGAAGGCGACAAGACCGAATATACCACGTTCACCGACGTCAATGAACCTGACGAAAACGGCTGGATAGATATTAGCACGGCGCCGAAAGACAGGTTCCTCCTGCTTTCCTGTGGCGAAGACAAATCGATATGGTTCGCGAAGTGGCAGGGCGATGTCTGGCACGGCGTCGATGAGTTCGGCTTGACGAGGGAAGGCCATTCCGCCGGCGATTCGAACTTCGTGACAGGCTGGTTTGTTGAGCGCTGGCAACCGCTGCCTGCCCCTCCCTCTATCGATGGGGAAGGGTAGATGACGAGGCGCGCGGCCAGAATCACGCATGACGAGGTGACGCGGATGGTGAAAGCCGTTCGCGACCTTGGCCTGCCGATCGGCCGCGTGATCTTCGATGGCGTCTCTTTGTCGGTTGTGATTGGCGGGGATAGCGGGGATAAGCCCGAGCCGGCCAATACCACCGAACCAACTATTGTGCCGCTGATCAGGGAGCCGAAATTGTGAACGCTCCCATGGAACTCATCCTACAGCATGTGACCGCGCGGACCAACCGCGACGGGACCAAGCGCTATTATTTTAACAGGAGAGGCCAGCCCCTCACCCGTCTGCCAGGCGAGCCCGAGACGCCGGAATTCATGGCTGTCTACCGGAAATGCAAGGAATGGGTGTCGCCGCATGCCGCCGCCTATGAAGGCTCTTTCGAGTGGATGTGCGACCAATACATGAAGTCGCCGGATTTCACATCGAAGGCCAAGGCGACCCGCGATGCCCGCAAGCGCGTAATCCTGTCGATGATGGCCGAACCGCTGGAGCGTGGCAAGCCCGAGACTTTCGGACAGGAGCGAGCGGAGCGAATCGGCCCAGCCCATCTTGAAGTGCTTCGGGACCGCAAGCGCGACAACCCGAACGCGGGCAACGAACGCCTGAAGATACTGTCACAGGTTTTCAAGCACGCGAAGGTGCGGCCAAACCCGGTCAGGGACATAGGACGTCTGCGCGTGCCCAAGGGAGGCCACGACACGGCCACCGACGAGGATATCGCCGCCTATGAGGCAAAGCACCCCAGCGGCCCTGCACGGCTCGCTATGGACATCCTGAAGCATACCGGCGTCCGCGTGTCCGATCTCCGGCTGCTTGGGCGCCAGCACGTCAAGAATGGCCTCATATCGTTCGTGACGGTCAAGACGAAGATGCTATGTGAGCTGCCGGTCAACAATTTGGATCTTCCGAAAGACCGGATGACGTTCGTCCTTACCGAGGAAGGCGCGGCCTTCGCCAGCGACAAGGCGCTCTCTGCCAGGGTGGCGAAGTGGTTCCGGCAAGCCGGGGTCCGCGACGTTACAGCGCACAGTGTCCGGAAGTGGCGGGCCACGAAAATGGCCGAAGGCGGCGCGACCGAATATCAGCTTATGGCGTGGTTCGGCTGGAAAGACCCCAAGGAAGCACGCCCCTATGTGCAGGCTGCGAATCGTCGCCGGCTGGCCCATGAGGCGGGCGAGAAAGCCTCGATTGTATAACGCGGGAATGCCAACGTCGTATAACGCGGCGGAATTCGCTATCTAAATGATTGATTTAAAACGCGAATTCCGCTATAGTAACCGGCATTGGAGGCCTCGCCCGGAATCGAACCGGGGTGCAAGGATTTGCAGTCCTCTGCGTAACCACTCCGCCACGAGGCCTCATTGCTCCCGGCGTTCCACCCGGTTCCAATAGGTTGCGGCGAAAATGCCGTCAAGCGGCCACCGTGCATTCCGAACGGTTTCCTCGGCGCCAGTTCCGGGCAGCATCCGTCAAATCCTCATTACCCAGCCAACACAACGGCATATTAGCGGATTGGTAAGCATGACCTGCCGCTGAAAGAAACGCATCCACGGCTTATGCGTTGAGCACGCCAGGAGGCAAAGCCATGCATCAGGCAAAGGTCGTAAAAGACAAAACCGCGTCGGCCAACCTGTCCCTGCCACAATGCGGAGAGCTTTTGCACTACGCCATCGACCGCCTGTCCATCGAAGGTGCGGGCAGCCTGTCGCCGCATGACAGGGCAAGGCTTGCCTCGGCCGCGGCAATTCTCAAGCAGATCCATGAGGCACTGGAAGAGCACGCCGCCCGCTGAACAACCACCTTGCGCTATCGGCGGTCAATCGGGCCGGCGACGCCGTTCCCACCAGACGACGAAGCGACGCCGGTGACGGCGAACCATGGCGAATTCATAGGACAGCACCAGCAATCCGAGCGGAACCATCCAGAAGCCGAGGATCGGCAGAAAACCGAGGATGCCGCCGATGGTCAGCAGGATGCCGATCGTGATTCTGAGCCCACGCGAGCGCGGCATTTTGAACTCGCGCCCGAAAACGGAGATTTTTCGCGCCGGCATCTGGTTATCTTGTGCTGTCATCGTCTCGAAAAATTGACCCGTTTGATTGTTCGCAAGCATGCTGGAACCAAAGCCGCCGCCGCGCTTTCGGTTCCATATCCCCACCAAGACGGCTAATATGAGGGCATCCGTCGACGATTGCGAGAAAGGCCTGTGCGAAAAAGCCTCGTAAAAATGTGAAAAGCTTCTTTGCAAAGCCGAAAAGGGCAGCTATAGGCTGCGCCACTCACATAAGAGCCCCCGTTCCCCGGTAGCTCAGTGGTAGAGCAACCGGCTGTTAACCGGTTGGTCGCTGGTTCGAATCCGGCCCGGGGAGCCAATCTTTCAAAGCCTTGAGACGGTCACGTCGCCCATAGGGGCTGATCAATGGCATGTCTGGAAAACCGCAGGCAGCAGGTTGATCCTCAACTTGACTTGGCGCCGCTATGCAGCGCGCTTCGATCACGGGCCCCATCAGGATTTCATCTCTTGTCGCCGTTCGGATTGGGGGCCGGTGCCTCTCGCACGTCTCGCGGTGGCGGGTCGACATGTTCGAGCTCTGGCGGGGCTTCTTTGTCCCGACGTCGGATAGGTACCTTCTCCGGCTGGAGCTTCGAGGGTGGCTCTTTGATCTTGCTCGGCATAATCGAGTTAACCGCACTGCCGGTCTCTTGTTCCCGTAGCAAGTCGAAAACCTGAATGCGCGGGGAACCGGGAACATCGAAGATCGTTCTCTCGGATGCTCAAGAAGATCGCCCTCGCCGCCGTGCTGGTCCAGGTTGCCGCGTTTTCGGCTCTCATCACTCAGACGGTGCTCTTCGCGTCCACGGCCACACAGGCCGCCAACGCGCAGTCCGGTGATGCAGTCGCTGTCACCGCCGAGAAGGAACCGGACAAGCCGGCCCAGCCTGTTGGTGCCGGCCAATGCCCAACGCGGGTTGTGGCGAGCAAGGTTTTCACGAGGAACGTAATTACGGCGCAGCGATAGTTCGCCCCGATTCCGGCCATCCGTCGATCTCCCCAATTTAAGTCAGGGCGATGTGATTGAAAGCGCAATGACTCCTGTTACTTGCGGCGTCGGGCGAGTGCGTTTGGGTTGGGCAAGAATTGAGAATGACTTCAGATATGGTATGCGTGCGCTGTCATGGCAGCGGCAGGGTTTTCGACTGCTCCAAGTGGTATGCGTCAAACGGGCACTGCTGCCCGCAGGGAACCCATCGGGGTGGCTGCCCCGGAAAGACAGGTACCTGCACGGAATGCGACGGCTTGGGGACGATGGCGGAGCCTCCGCTGAGAGCCGTGGCATAATCTGCGAGAGCATCGCATGCCGCCGATGGCGGCAAGGAAGCCCGAACGAGCCTATCTTACTCAGTTGGTGTTTCTGCGGGTGGCGCGGTCAAAACGGTGATATCCATCCTGGCGATCCTGGATGCCGCGCGGCCTTGCGCACCAGCGTCAACATCACCGCCTGCTGCAACCATGATTTTGGCGAGGTGTCCCACGGCGTCCGCGCTGCGGCCCGGTGAAAATCCTTCGCTCGTTTGCGGCTTTCCCGCTGCCGTTTGTTTTTCCGGGACTTGCCGATGTTGACTTGCGATAGCGGAAACCATTGAACCTCCTGTGGTGACGCCTCGAATATTATATTAGCGATGACTGTTGCGAGGCTGACCTAGCCAGCTGCCAAAAACCGCACCAGGAGTTCGAACAAACGATCGAGCCGCCCCGCTACAAGGTGAACTGGTAGGGCAGTTCACCTTGTAGCGATGTGAACGACGACCATGCAGCGCGCCATCCTGGCAGCGCCGCCCCTATCAATGCTAAGCGGTAATCCCGCCGCGACCTGACCTTGTGCCGTCCATCCAAGGGAATTGAGCAAGCGGGTCCTGCAGGATCTTGACGGATCTTGCGAAGCCGGCGACGGCGTCGCGCGCCACCGTCAGCGGAACCTGGCCGTCGTGAGCACGCTGGCAGGCTCGAAAGGCCGTCTCGAAAATCGGACCCCGCCGCTCCCTTGGCCACTCGTCAAAGAAGTCAAAGGCGTCGTCGAGGCACCCTATTTCTTGAATGAACTCGCCATTCTTGACCAGGACCGGTTGGTCGAACGTCCTGTCACTCATGTAATCCTCCATTCGGCACGGGGTTGTTGCTGGTTCGGGTCATTATGCGATTGCATGCTCCGGCTCGGCCAACATGCCGCCACCTCCACGCCCGGGCGGCACCGTTGCAAAGGCCGGGATTGGCGGCGGATCATCGTCGTCATCTCGCCAGGGATGCCGCATCCAACCGAGACGGCTCTTCCTGCGGCGCCGGTCGAAAGACAGGCTGACGGTTTCCGACACCTTTGAAACACGCGTTTCCTGCCCGGATTCGTCCAGAAGACGCAGGGCGCGGAGTATGTCGCTGACTTCAACGATGGCGCCGATGTCTGAACGCGGGACTGTCAGGAACCGCATGAACGTCGGAAGCCCAGAAAGCGAGCAAGGCCCGCTTTGCACCGATCGTCATCGTCTCCTCGTTCAGCACATCATCCGGCGTCCGCAACTCAGCGGATTCCGCGGCAAGATTTTTCGGTTCAGGTTGGTGAAAAATGTAAGCTTCGGTTCTCATCTCCATTCTCCGCGATCTGTGCCTCCCGGCCGAACCGGGAGGCGGACCGTAGATCTAGGTCCAGGGAATCAGGCGACCTCGCGTTGAGGCTCCGCCTTCGAATCGATCAACTGCTTCTTGCCGGGTTGCTCGAGCGAAACCGCTTTGGCTTCGGACCCTATCTCAATGCGCCGAGGCTTGAGTTCCTCGGGCACTTCGCGGATCAGGTCCACCGACAGCAAGCCATTCTCGAGGTTGGCCGCCTTGACCTTTACATGGTCGGCAAGTTTGAACACCTGCTTGAAGTTGCCCGTCGCCAAGCCGCGATGAAGGACCTCCCGATTTTCCTGGTCGGGTTTCCTTTGGCCGATGACAGACAATTCGGGGCCGTTCTGCATGAGTTCGACCTCATCGAGAGCGAAGCCGGCGATAGCCATCGTAATGCGATAGTCGTTCTCGCCAATCTTCTCGATATTGTAGGGAGGCCAGTCGGAGCGCCCGCTTTTCTCGAGCATATCGAAGAGACGGTCGAAGCCGACCGTTGTGCGGTAAAGAGGGGTATAATCAAAGCTTCTCAT